GCCGCCAGTCACGGATTGAAACCCGAAGATTATGTCAAAAAAAGTGGTACCGCAGTGCATTTCCTAACACCCATAGATGGCCGTCCAGATCGCGGCTATGTGCAAACTGATTTTATGTTTATGAAAGACGTGCCCTGGTCAAAGTTTGTGTTGGGCGCCATGCCGGCAGATAGCCGGTACAAGGGCCGTGAACGCAATGTGCTGATGAACAGCATTGCCAAGAGCATGGGCTACAAGTTGAATCAGGTTTCAGGCATTGCCGACCGTGCTACCGACAAACTCATTACCAACGACCCAGATCAGGTGGCCAAACTCCTGTTGAATCGAACTGCCACACGTCAGGATCTAGCATCAGTAGAATCAATCTTACAAGCACTCAGCACCGACCCCAAGCGCGAAGATAAGTTGGCTGATTTCCGTGCTCACATGGAACGTGAAGGATTGCCTTTTATGGAAGACACCATGGAAAGTGCCGATCCCTATATTGAATATAATGAGGTAAACTTCCTGGCACGCCTGCGTGATCGCATTGTTAATCAAGGCATGCAAAAGCTGATTGAATCAGAAGTGCAAGGTGGTCGAGCCAAAGGCATTGAACACCTAGAAGATCTAGTGTTCCGTAACGGCAGTGAAGGCATTAAACGTGCCATGGACATTGTGCGCCATACTCAAGAAGATACCAGTGCCACTACCACAGTCAAGTGGGATGGCAAACCTGCACTGGTATTTGGACGTGATGACGCAGGTGATTTTATACTGACCGATGTGGCTGGTTTTGGAGCCAAAGGCTACAACGGACTGTTCAAGAGCCCTAGACAGATACGACAACACCTAGCCGCCCGTGATGCTGAAAGTGCCGCACAAGGACGTCCGGCTACCCGTGTAGAAACCCTGGCACCTATCTATGACAAGCTGTGGCCCAGATTAGAAGCCGCAGTGCCTAAAAATTATCAAGGGTTCTTCCAAGGTGACTTGCTGTATACCGACACACCGCCTGTGGAAGCTGGCAACTATGTGTTTACTCCCAACACAGTAGAATATCGAATACCGGCCGCCAGTGATATAGGTCAACGCATTGGTGACAGCGATGTTGGCATTGCCATGCATACCAAATTTGCCGAGGCCGGTGCACCCAAAGAACCCATTGGCGCATTTAAATTTCAACCAGTTCCGGGCTTGTTGCTGTTGGAACCTGTTGCACCCAAACAAAATGTGCGAGCCAATTCAGCCGTGGTAAAGCAACTGCGTGACATTTATCGCACAGATGGCGCTGCTATTGATCAACTGTTCAATCCCAGCGAACTGCGTGCCTTGCAAATCACCGACTTGCCACGCTTGTGTGTAGACTATATCAACAGTCGTGTGGGCACCAGCTTTGACAATCTCCTGGCCGACTTTGGCCCATGGCTACAGGAACGTGTAACCCCTCGCAAGTATCATAACATTGTAGAATACCTACAAAGTCCTCGTAGCAACCTAGTGGGCATGGCCGCGGCATTTACTGCTTGGGAACTGCTACATGCCATCAAAATGGACTTGCTGGGTCAACTGGATCTACAGCATCCAGGGCAAGAAGGCTGGGTTATGGCCACTCCGGCTGGTATGGCCAAGGCTGTGAATCGCTTAGCCGGCGGATTTACCGCGGCCAACCGGGCCATAAACAACCCAGAATCCCAACCAAACTCCTGATTTCTACCAAAAGGTATAAATAAAAGTAGGCCCTTTGTGGCCACATACTAAGGAGATTTAAAAATGGCGTATATCAATATCGTTTCTGGTGGTTCACAACCAGTATTTGCAACAGACGTATTAAACGGTTCTATTGCACAATCAGCTAACATTGCTGCTCAAGGTCCTTTTAACCCAGCAGGTCCTAAGTTAGACTTCTTCAGCGTAACAGCTAATGCAAGTTTGGCAAGCCAAGGCGGTGTAAGCCAATACGTTGCTAACGTATTGACAGCAGTTCAGCAAGTTTCTACAGTTGCTTTGTTCCAAGTTGGTCCAAATCCACAAGTAATGAACTTTGGTTTGTTCCCAGTTGGCGCATTTGCTAACACAGCACAATTTGTCAGCACAGTTCAAACTGCTAACACTGCTGCTATTGGTGTTCCAACAGCAAACGTAGCAAACTCTGCAACATTCACATCTGTAACATACTCTTAATCCAGTATATAGATGTAACCACAAAAACCTGCTTCGGCAGGTTTTTTGTTGACTTATGTTTGAGTCATGTTATAATAACTTAAATATATCATGATGGTTAGCAAGATTACAGAACTCACAGTGTTTGAAAGTCCCGACGGTGGTCGTACGGTCTATGCCCGTGCACCTGGCCAAAGTCCAACCGAGCGCAAACTACATTGGCAAGATCCCAAGTTGATCAAAGAAATGGCCGAACTAGAACAGCAAAAACGCTGGGTAATGATAAATCAAGCTCGTGCTACAAATCCAGAACTGGACCGTCTGTGTGAACAGGCCGAAATACTTTACGAATTGAGCCGGAAGGCCGAATGAAATACGCCTGCCAGACTCTTTTTGATATCACAGCTACCGGTGTGACTGGACACTGCAAACAGAGCCGCATGCCATTTACAGATCGTGCTGGTCAACACATTGACGATGTAGAGTCGTGGAATCGTAGTAGAAATCAACAACGCAACTGGGAAACCATCACACAGATCCTGAGCCTGCGCACACAGTTGTTTGCGCTGACAGATCCCATACGAGATCGCACCGGAACCAGATGGATGTTTGAATTTGCAACTGAAACCGACGGTGTCTACGGGGATGAGTCTGACCCAGTTGCTGTGCTCAGAGCAGATGCCGCAGGTGTGCCCATGTTGCGACAACTCAACAATGATCCGGATGTAGATCCTTTTTTGATCACCGACGGTGACAGACAAAACATCTGGTTTGCACCCCTGGACCATAAATAAGTGCAGTCCTTTGTGGACATAAAATAAGAGAAAATGCCATGGTTGAAGCTACGGAAATTGAAAAAAAGAGCCTAGAAGCACACGTTGAATTGTGTGCCGAACGTTATAATGCTCTTGAAGACAAAATAAGTCTACTGACCACCAGTATTCATGATGCTTGTGTGATGATCAAAGAAGTAAAGGACACTGTAAGCAAAATGGCCGACAAGCGCAATGATCAAATTGTGTCTTGGGGTATAGGCATTATTGGATTCTTGACAGCCACAATAGGCTGGTTTATCATGCACTATGTGGTTAAATGAAATCAGATCAAGAATTTGAACGCATGTTCCGCCAGGAATTTCGCGGAGTAGAAGACAACTTAATTTGGCAAAACGAGTCGGGCGAATACGAAGTATTTGGAAAGTATCGTATTGTTCGTTCCAAGCCTGGATACCAAGTATTTTGTAGTGCCTCAGATGTAGGAGTGTTTCACAGCACCAGAACCGCACTCAGCTGGTGTATTGCTGACAAACATCGTAGTTACAACACAGCACGTGAAATACTAAGAACCGACAACAAGCTGACAGCACTTACCGACGATATTAACACCCGAGCCAGCTTGGGCGATCGTAGCAACGATCCTGCACTGCGTGAAATTATACTGACCAAGTTAGAAAGCAAAATTATACAGAAAAAACTGTTGGAAAATCAATTGTCCAAATGTGTAAACTGGGCTAAATATATTCAACAACGAGGATTCGAAAATGAAACTGCAAGAACTGGCCGTAGTCAGCCCAACAAAACAAGCCGCTAAGGTTTTTGAAAGCTATTTTGGCGATCGCATCTCTTTTGATGCCATGAATGGCCAACAAGCCCGCTCCATGCTCAAACGTGTGCGTGGACTTATTGCTGAACATCGTCGCACTCCAGAATTTCACCGCAGTCAGAACAATCCTGCATACCTCAAGTTGGTCATGATGGAACAGGCCTTGAATGCCACATTCCGTGAAGATGGTGCTCCAAACCCAGTACCACAAACAACGACTCAACAAAAACAAGCCGGTGCTACTCCACAACAAACCGCCGGTATGCAAGCCGCACAGATACAACAGAAACGCAAGCAGTTGCAAGATCAACTCAAGGCCGCACAAGAACAAGTGACCAGCCTACAGAAACAAATTGCCAATCCTACCATGGCCGAAAGCCGTATGCAACGTCGCCTACGCGAAGCCAGCGAACTGCAACAGGCTCAGGTAGTCCTGGCCAGCCAAGACATGGTTGACCAAGTGCAGAAAATGATTGAACAGGTCACCAGCATGCAGTTCAAAGACTTGCCTGCTCTAGTAGACCAAATCAAAAATGAAATTGGCGTTGATCAAAGCGCACAGTTCAACACAGATGCCAACGCAGCCTTAGGCGGCTTGGTTCAGAACTTACAAGGCAGCAAGCAACAGTTGGAATCAGCACTTGGTGTAGTCACAGGCCAAGCTCCTGTGGTTCCTGGCGCCGACATGGGTGCTGACTTAGGTGCTCCTGCTCCTGAAGAACTACCAGCTGAGTTACCTGCTCCAGATCTCGAAGAACCTGAAGCCGAACCAGCCGACGTAGGACTGGGTCGCGAACGCAGATAATGTTGATCCGAGAAGTAGCCGAAGCCGGACTTGACACAAAAAAACTAGCGGCCTTGAGTCAGTTCTTGGCAGGCCGCAGTGAAGACGAGTCAGCACAAAAACAAATCAGTCAGGACGCCTTTATTGATCTGGCCAAAAGTCTGGGTGTGAATGTCACTCCAGATAATCTAGGTGACATCATCAGTCAAGATCCTCTTAAAAATATTCTAGAACCGTTGGATCCAGGATCCAATGTAATTCGTTTCAAAGGCAACACCGAAGCCGCGACCGGCATGAGTGTTGATCAAGCACAAGAAGTAGTAAACTCCAACGCCAAAGCGGCCTTGAAGCGTCGTCAGTAATCAAAATATCAACCACCGGGTTCCAAACCCGATAACTACAAGTCGCTATGACAAAACATTTCTTTAAGAAAATTGAATTTTACATCACCAACGTGTGTAATCTAAACTGCGATGGTTGCAACCGCTATAACAATTTTAATTTTGCTGGCTGGCAACGTTGGACAGACTATGAAAAAGACTATGAAGAATGGGCACGTCATGTAGACATTGATCAGATTGTGATCCTGGGTGGCGAACCTCTGCTGAATCCTGACATCTTAGATTGGGTCTATGGTATCAATAGAATATTTGGGCGCAATGTGCAGATACTCAGCAACGGTACCAGAATCAACAAGGTCAAGGGTCTATATGAAGCCTTACAGGTCAACGGCAACTGGATGGGCATCAGCTGGCACAATCCCGACAACGTGGCAGAATTTGATCAGGAAGTGCGCAAGTTTCTACGTGGCACAGTAATCCAAGTTGGGCGCAATGATCCACTCAACACATTCGGTGCTGACATGGTATGGATTGACGAACACGGAATCAAAATTCCCTTATGGATCCAGTATGACTTTTATCAGGCTTCGATTCAGCAGACCGATGCCGGTACATTTACCCTGCACAACAGCAATCCAAAACATGCACATGGCAAGTGCGGATTTGCCAAATACAAAAACTATCATTTCATACGTGGAAAACTATACAAGTGCGGTCCGGTTGCACTGTTTCCAGAATTTGATCAACAGCACCGGTTGGACATTTCCGAAGAGGATCGTCAACTGATCAACTCTTACAAACCTTTGTCGCCCTACGACTTTGAGACTCGTGGTGCAGAGTTTTTGGCCAAAATAGACGAAGTGATTGATCAATGTAAATTCTGTCCTGTGGATCTGCACATGAAACGCATAGCCGCAGTGACCAAAAAAGAAGCCAGAGCCTTGCACAAACTGATACCAGTTTGATCAAAAAAGTTGTAAATACTTACATAAAGTGCTATAATAGCACTAGGAGATTCAAATGGCATATAGCGATAAAGTAATTGATCATTATGAAAACCCACGCAACGTGGGCAAATTTGAAATAGACGAAACCATTGGTACCGGTATGGTAGGAGCTCCGGCCTGTGGCGATGTCATGAAACTACAAATCAAAGTAGAAGATGGAATTATCACTGATGCGCGGTTCAAAACTTATGGTTGTGGGTCGGCGATCGCTAGTTCGTCACTTGTCACTGAATGGGTCAAGGGCAAAACGCTGGACGAGGCTGGATCAATTAAGAACTCTGCGATTGCAGAGGAACTGGCACTCCCGCCGGTTAAGATTCATTGTAGTATCCTTGCGGAAGACGCTATTAAGGCTGCCATAGATGATTACCGTAACAAGCACAGCCAGTAAAAAAATCCTAGCCAACCTAGCCCGGCGAGGTAAAGGTATTGGCATTCGCATAGGTGTCCGAACCACTGGTTGCAGTGGCATGGCCTATGTGCTAGAATATGTAGATGAGTCTTGGGACGGATCAGTTGCTTTTCCTCAGGCCGGGTTTGGTATCCTGATAGATCAAAAAGACCTGCCTTATCTTGACGGCATGGAAGTAGATTATGTGAGACAAGGCCTTAACGAAGGTTTTGAATTCAACAACCCTCAAGAAAAAGACCGCTGTGGATGCGGAGAAAGTTTTCGTGTATAACCCAAAATTTGCATACCATGAATTAAGTCGCACCACCGAAGAAGGCAAACGTCTGTATCTTACACCCGACGGCAAACGTGTGCCCAGTGTCACAACAGTATTAGAAAAAACCAAACCCGAAGAAAAGAAAGCCGCCCTGCAACAATGGCGCAACCGAGTAGGCCATGCACAGGCGCAGGCCATCACTACCGAAGCGGCCAACCGCGGCACTAGAATGCACACCTATCTTGAGCACTATGTAAAAACCGGAGAGCTCAAGGATCGCGGATCAAATCCGTTTGGTTGGGCCAGTCATGCCATGGCTCAGACTGTAATCGAAGATGGCCTACAAAATGTTTCAGAGTTCTGGGGCGTAGAAATTCCTCTGTATTTTCCCAGCCTGTATGCTGGCACCACTGACGGATGTGGTATACACCTGGGTGATGAAAGTATCCTGGACTACAAACAAACCAACAAGCCCAAAAAGCAAGAATGGATTGAAGACTATTATTTACAGCTGACAGCCTATGCTCTAGCACACAACGAAGTTTACGGCACCAATATACGCAAAGGTGTGGTGCTCATGTGTGTAAAACCACCCACAGATCAAATGGGTAACCCGTTAGAGCGTCCGGTATATCAAGAATTCATCTTGAAATCCGAGGATTTTGACTACTGGTCAGATCAATGGTGGCGCAGACTAGAACTGTATTACTTGCAAGCCTAATCCAGCTAAATACTGGATAGAATTCAAGGACAACTACAGTGGCTATCGTTCAAATATCGCAAATTACCAACCGTAAAGGCTTGGCAGAAAATTTACCACAACTGGCTGGTGCAGAATTAGGCTGGTCAACCAACACACGCCAACTCTGGATCGGTAATGGCACACTGGAAGACGGTGCTCCTATAATTGGCAACACTGAAATTCTTACAGAATTCAGTGATATCCTGGCATTTACCAATACCTATACTTACGAAGGCCTGGCCGCTGGATATGCAGTGCAGACCGGTCCAACTGCCGGAACACCCATTACCCTGAGCCTGCAGAGCTGGTTAGATCAATGGGCTTCGGTCCTGGACTTTGGTGCAGTAGGAGATGGCACCACCGATTGCACGGCGGCTATCAACCGTGCCTTGAACCAACTGTATTGTAGAGAAACCAACCCACAGATACGACGTTCCTTGTTTTTCCCAGCTGGTGTTTATCGTGTAACAGGTCCAATCAACATTCCTCCTTATGCTACTTTATATGGTGAAGGCATCAACGGCAGTGTGATTCAAATGGATGCAGGTATAACCGGTGTAGTGGCACAGACTGCTGACAGCAATCAAAATACTGGTGCCAACATTGGCTCTGGTGGAGCATTACCTCCACAGTCAATCACCATTACCAACATGGGCTTTAGAACCCTCAATGCCGCTTCAAATGTGTTCTTGGTGCAGGATGCTACTCAATGTCGTTTCCAAAATGTCAGCTTTACAGGACCTGCTACCAAGTCAACCTTGACTAACAACTCTGCTGGTACCATGGGTGTTCAGTTTGCCAGCACTACCAGTTTTGTGTGCGAACAGATTGTGTTTGATGGTTGCTTGTTTTCAGGCACTACCTATGCTTCAGCCACAACACAACAGCTCAAAGGTATAACCTTTGAAAATTCCACACTCAACATTTTGTATCAAGGATTCAACCTTGGCAACAGTGGTGGTACAGGCCCTACTGGTGTGCGTATAGTTCATAACTTGTTTGACAACATCTATTCACAAGGTGTGTTTATTACAACCGCAACATTAAATGCCACTGGTCATAATATTTTTTATGATGTAGGAAATGGATTTAACGGGTCCGGTAGTCCTATTACAACCATTATTGAAATACAAAACGGCAATAACGTCAGTATCAGCGACATGTTTCAACGCAACGACACCGATGCTGCTGTCTATGCTCGTGTAAATCTCAACAATACTCAAAGCATTGCCACCACCAATGGTGAACAGTTGGCCATGGGCACGTTCACAAGACAGACCGGCGTTCAGGCCGCACTGACCAACAACGTGTCGGGCACAGTGACAACCTTGAATGCCAGTGTAGCACAGGCATTTTCAATCAACTACACCATCACACGTACCACTAGTTATCGTTCTGGAACCATGACGATCTCTTCCAACAACGGCAGTGGAAATCCTGTCTGGACCGATGATTATGTGCAAAATGGCGATACAGGTATCACACTGTCGGCCACACAAACTGGTACTACCATAACCATCACCTACGCCGCCAACAACAGCGGCAACAACGGTGTTATCAACTACTCTGTTACCTATCTAGCCTAATGTGGTCAGCAGACTTTGCTGACCGGTTAGCCGCCTGGTCAGATCTACGCACTCGTGTTCAATCTCTTAAGCTGGAACCAGCTCTTACCGCCATCAATCACTGGTGGTTCGGTACTCCTTGGCAACCTTATTACCTACACTGGGATGATCAGGTCACATGGCCAGATCCTTGGCAACTTTTGAGTGATAACGTCTATTGTGATCTTGCTCGCGGGCTGGGAATCCTGTATACTATAAGTATGTTGGACCGTGCGGATATGGCCGATGCAGAGCTGGTTTTGACTGAAGAGGGTGATAATTTAGTCCAGGTCGCAAAAGAAAAATATATACTTAATTGGAAAAACGATTCAATCTTAAATAACAAACCCAAAGCAAAAACCATTCGCAGGTTAAAGCAATACCAAATAAAGTAGCAACAAAATAAAACGAACGAGAGCAGGATGACGCAAATTACAGTTGTAAAAAGAAGCGGCGCAAAAGAGCCACTACAGATTGACAAGTGGCAAGCACAGGTCGCTAAGGTATGTCAAGGCATTGCTGATGTTAGTCAGTCAATGATAGAAATCAAAGCACAGTTACATTTTTACGATGGTATCACCACTCAAGAGATTGATGGTATTACCTTGCGTGCCATTGTGGACTTGATTGATGTAGAATCAAATCCTGATGTAGGGCACACCAATTATCAGTATGTGGCTGGCAAACAGCGACTCAGTATGTTGCGCAAGGATGTGTATGGATCATATACAGTACCACACCTGTATGAAATTGTAAAGAAAAATGTGGCCACCGGTCTTTACACAGACGAGCTATTGACTTGGTATACCGAAGAAGATTGGAACCGCATGAACGACATGCTGGATCATGACAAGGATGAACTATACAGCTATGCAGCCATTGAACAACTTATCGAGAAGTATCTTGTTCGCAATCGCGCAACAAAAGAGATCTATGAGACGCCACAGATTAGGTATATTATTGCGGCCGCTACTGTATTCCATCGAGAAGAACCTGGATCAGCCCGTATGCGTTATATCAAAGAATATTACAACGCGGCGTCAGATGGTCTTTTTACTCTTGCAACACCTGTGTTGGCTGGCCTTGGCACTCCAACTAAACAGTTTTCTAGTTGTGTGCTTATCCGCAGTGACGACGATCTGGATAGCATATTTGCTAGTGGGGAGATGATGGCCAAGTATGCGGCCAAGCGAGCCGGTATTGGTCTCGAAGTTGGTCGCCTGCGCCCCTTGGGTGCGCAGATCCGTGGCGGTGAAGTCATGCACACCGGCATGGTGC